TGGATGACCGAGAAATCAGCGAGTACATCATCCAGCAGTCCACCCGCTACAGCGTCAAGGAAATCGGCTATGACGCGTACAACGCGGCCAGCCTAGTGGCGCGGCTGCATGACGCGGGACTGCCGGTAAAAAAGGTTGGGCAGGGTATGGCTGTGTTAAGCAACCCGTCCAAGCACGTTGAAAAGCTCATCATGCAACACGCGATCAAGCATGACGGCAACCCGTTTGTCGGTTGGCAGCTAGGAAACTGCGAAGTCTATGAGGACGTCAACGGAAACGTAAAAGTTCGTAAGAATGAGGCTGACAAAAGCGCGAAAGTCGATGGTATTATTGCCCTAATCATTGCGATGCATTGCAGTTTAGACAACCCCGCGATGAGTGGTTTTGGGTTCCGCACCTTGTGAGGGCACTATGAAAATCCCCGGCATTCCAGACATTTTTCAGCGCAAGTCAGCAAAAGCTGACGAATCCAACACGCTGTACGGGCAAACTGCGCTTGGCAACAACATCGTTTATCAGGGCGACAACAAGCGCCCAACGGTAAACACGCAGATTCTGTATGTCACGACCAGCAGCGCGACAGACGCGGGCAGGCCGGTAGACACATCACTGCTATCGCGCAACAGCACCGTCATGTCTTGCGTGTCTGTTAAGGCGCGGGCAATCTCGCAGTTGCCTATCTGCATCAAGGCGCGGGCTGACGATGGAACCTACGTGGATGCGCTTACCTCAAACAAGGTGGGGCCGCGTGACAAGGCAAAAGCCAAATCGGTTTGCAACCTGCTGGAAAACCCTAACAACTTCCAGAGCCAGTACGAATTCTGGTTCCAATGGATGATGTGGCATGAGATGCTTGGCGAGGCTTTCACCCTCTGGTGGAGGAAAGACCAAGACAACGCAAGCCAAACCCCGCTGGAGATGTACATCCTAGACAGCACGTTAATTGCTGTGACGATTACGCCAGCCCGGTATCCTAGCTATCGGCTGTCTACGCCTAGCTACGGGTTCAGCAAAGATGAGCCGCTGGCAGCGCATCAGGTCATGCACGTTAAGGATCAGGCTTGGCAAGGTTCAGCCGGTTTCAACAAGGGCATCTTAGCAGCCGAGTTGGTTGGGCTAGATCAGGACATTGACCTGTACGCCAACTACGTCATGCTTAACGGCGCAAAGCCAAGCGGCTTGTTTGTGACCGAGCAAGTCATCCCGGACAGCAAATACAAAGAGATTGCTGCGCGGTTGAAAGAAGCTTGGTCTAGTATGGTCGGCAGTCAAAAAACCGACAAGAGCAAACCCGGACAAAGCATGCTGTTGGATCAGGGCATGAAATACGAAAGCATAAAGCCTTTGACCCTGCAAGACACTGACTTAGCAAACCTCAAGCTGCAAACCATGAAGCGGATTTGTGCGGTGTATGGTGTGCCGCCCGCGATGGTTGGGGTTGGCGAATCGAAGTTCAACAACACGCAAACCATGCTGGATGAGTTCTACAAATCCACGATGTACCCCGTGATTGTTAATGTCCAGCAGAAGCTTAAACAGCAACTATTTAACGGCTACCCAAACCTGTATGTGGAATTCGACACCAAAAATTTCCTAAAGGGTGCGCCACTAGACCAGATGAATTTCGCGCAATCAGGCGTGACAAACGGGATTATGTCGGTCAATGAGGCCCGCGAATATCTTGGTTTCGCAAAGATGGACGGTGAAGACGGTCTGAAAAAGGAAGCAAAACCGGCAGAACCGATTCCTGGCAGCAGCCCACAGGACACGGGCGGCGGCGGTGGCAACCAGACGCGGAAAATGAACATTGGAAAATAAAGTTGTCCATTATTTTTCGTTTAGTGGTAGCATCATTGGCAACGTATAAGGCCAATGAGCCGCCGCCACCTAAGCGCGGGAGGCCACCTAAAACAATACACGACATTGATACAACCAAAGTCGTTGAGGTTATACATGACAAAGCAAATGCTGATCCTGTGCGAAGCCAAGCTAGCAACCGAGGCCGCGCAAAGCGGAAAAGCACCGACCGGCAAAATTGAGGCCCGCGTCACAACTTGGGGGCCGCGTGAAGGCGCAGACGGCCGCAAGTTTTTCTACAAGCCAGAAGGCTTCATGGATTGGGCAAAGGAATTTGCCAGTTCCGGCCGACCGCTGCCGATGTTCGTGAACCATTCGGCCGATGCAATCCCGGTTGGCGAGTGGACTGAATTTATGTTCGACGACGAAGGCATGACCGCTACCGGCCGTCTGTACATGAACACATCGCAAGGCGAAGACCTGTACAACGTCATGATGGAAAGCCCCGCGATGTTCGGCGGCGTGTCTGTTGGCGCATACGCCGAAGAATTCCAGTGGGTCAAAGAAGATGGCGAAGTGTTCCCGGCCGGTTCCGGTGAGTACTGGGATGAGGGCTATTTCCAGATCACCAAGGGCGGGCTGCGCGAGGTGTCGGTGGTGATGTACCCCAACAACCCGGCCGCTGAAGTGCAAAAGCTGGAATTTTTCCGGCCCGATGGCACGGCTGATTTAAAGGTTTTGGAAAAGGCTTTGCGTGAAGCAGGGCTGTCCAGAAAAGATGCGGTCACATCCGCATCTGTATTCAAGAAGGTACTTGAGCAGCGCGACACTGCCCCGGCAACCCTTGAAAATGCGCCGACTCAGGGCGATCCTGATGCGGGAGTGACCGAGGCCCAACAGTTGCTGGCTGCGCTTGAGCAGCGCGAGTTGTTGGAAGCAATCTCTAAATTTGCAAAGGTGTAATCATGGAAAAAGTCATCGAAAAACTGGACGCGATTCAGGCGTCTAACGAGGCAAAAATTGCCGAAGTAGTGGCAGCAGCCGAGGCCAAAGTTGAGGCCGCTAAGGCTGAGATGGTTGAGAAGGTTGTTGCGCTGGAGGCCAAAATCTCTACGCTGCAAGCCCCCGCCATCATCGAGCGCACAAGCCCCAGTGTTCGCAAGGATGTGAACAAGTCGGTTCGTGAGCAACTGCGGCAAGTGATTTCCGGCAAATCGCAATTTGAAAAAGAATTGAAGATTTTTGCTGATGAGTCTCAGATGCAAGCCTATCTGTCGGAAGCTTCTGCGCTGACCGGCGGCGGTAACAATCAGGGTGGACGCACCGCGTATGACCCCGTGTTCCGCGCATTGCGTCTTGCCAACCCGCTGCGCGGTATGTCTCGCACCGTGGCAACTGATGGCTCTAGCTACCAGTTCCGCGTCAAGACAGGCAACGCTGGTGCACAGTGGGGCTATGCGATCCAGAACAACGGCGCGGCTACCACTGAGGACACAAGCATCTGGCAACTGGTGCTGAAGGATATCAACGTGCAGTTCCCGATCCGCACTGCGGCTTTGGACGACATTGATGGCCTTGAGGCAAACGTGGTTGACGACATGCTGGCCGAATTCGCACAGTCTGAGGCGCAGTCGATGATTTCCAATAATGACCAGAGCGGCACTGGCACATCGGTTGCAACTGGCGGCGCAGATGGCTTGCGCGGTCTAGATCAGTACCCCGGCGCTAATGCTGTGTATGCTGGCGGCACGTTCAGCACATCTGGCTTTGGCACAAGCGGCACTGGCTCTACCAGCGGTTTGCACAACGTGTCAACCTATGACCAGTTGACTACCAACGCAAACACGGTCGGCGCGAACAACATCACTTACAACGATGTTATCAACCTGATCTACGCGCTGCCACAGCAGTACTGGACTGAATCGGCCCGATTCCTCATCAGCCCGATCCTGCTGAACGCTATCCGCAATCTGAAGGACAACAACGGTGCGCCGATCTACAACCGTACTGAAGGTCTGTCGGTTGAGGGTATCGTTGGGCAGTTGCTGGGCTTTGATGTGGTGGTCAACAAGTACCTCGACACCCCCTCGCAAACCACCACCGGCACGGCTGGCACAACTAGCCTGTATCCGATGTACTTTGCGGATTGGAGCCGGTTCCACACCATCATTGACCGTCTGAACATGGTCATGCGGAGATACGATCAAACACTCCCAGGATTTATCACATTCTATGGGGAAAAGCGTTTGGCAACATCTGTGCGCGACCCGTTCGCTGGTGTGCGTTATCGCTCCACCGCGACTGCGACCTAATTGCAGGAAGCCATTGGCGGGGGATTCGTCCCCTGCCTTTTTTCCTAACAAGCAACTGGACAAATCATGACCATCACCGAAAAAATCCTGAACGGTATCAAACAGGCAATTCAAGAAGGCAAAGAGTGCAACATTGATTTGCGCGAAGCATCTGCCATCACCGGGTCAGGTTCGGGTGTTGGTGGTAACGTAGTTTTTGACGATGCGTTTGCTGCGCTGCGCTATGCCAATCCTTTGCGGATGGCATCGCGTGAGGTGATTGTGAGCGGATCAGATATGCAGTTTGTTGCCAAGACAGGTAACGCTGCAAACAGCACGAATCCTTGGGGCTACACGTTTACGCCTAACAGCGGTTCGCCCAACGTCAACACATCCATTTGGCAGTTGCCGGTTCGGGTGCTAGTGGCTCAGTTGCCCGTCCGTACAGCGGTGCTGAGTGACGTTAACAACCTTGACCCGACCTTGGCTGAAGACCTTGCGCTTGAGTTTGCCCAATTGGAAGGGGCATCTATGGTGCAAAACAACGATCAAAGCGGCACGACAACGACAAGCACGGGCGGCGAAAACGGTCTGCGCGGGCTGGATATGTACGCTGGCGGCGCGACAAGCGCATACGGTACAAGCGGCACGGCTATGACCAACGGCATCCACACACTGGCGCAAGTGTCGCTAGGTGGCTCAGCGGTTACCTACAACAAGGTTGTGGACATGGTTAACGCCCTGCCCCCGCAGTATTGGATGCTGCCGGGCACGATGTGGCACATGACCCCGACGATGATCCAAACGCTGCGTCAGTTGAAGGATTCGCAAGGCTTGCCGCTGTTCCTTGAGATTGGCGAAAAAGACGGATTTGCAATCGGTCATGTGTTCGGGTTCCCGGTGATTGCCAACCCCTACATGACTTCCGCTTTCCCGATGTATCTGGCTAACTGGCCGCGATTCCTGACCATCGGCGACACCGAGCAAATGACGATCAAAGCGTTTGAGCAAACACAACCCGGCTTCATTACGATGTTCGCTGAAAAGCGCGTGGTGTCGTCCGTGCGCGACCCGTTTGCCGGTGTTCGTATGTCTGCTGCCTAATAGGGTAAACCATGACAGTTGAACAGGTTGGTTATCTCAACTACGGTGCGCCGACACGCAACCCGTTCAATTACGAAAAGGTTGAGCAAATTGGGCGCGACATTGCGACCCAATGGCTTGACACTGAAAGCATTGCTCAGCAGCTAAACTTGTTTGAGGATCAGTCGCAAGACGGCTACCTAGAGTCGCTAGAGTTGGCAGTGCGGCAGGCCATTGAGGATTTTCTTGGCATGTCGATATTCCCAACGCAATATCGCGTCTGGTACAACGCATCGTCGCTGTACGGTACGCCACTGACGTTGGACTTGCCGGAAGTCTCGCAGAATCAAACCCCGGCGCTATCAGGCGTACAAATTAACGCGGTGAAGTACTGGACGCAAGCCACCCCGCCCGTGCTGGTGACCGTTGCTTCCAACCAGTACTACTACGACAACAGCGGCAACAAGGTTGTTCTGCAAAGCCTGCCCAGCAACTTGAACACCGCGATGACAAGCCCCGTCTATTGCGAATACACGCTGGCCGCAAACCCGCTTGCACAGTACCCGGTCATAAAGCAGGCCGGGCTGCTGCTGTTTGTTCACCTGTACAACAACCGCAGCAACACCACCGAGGGGACGCTGAACGAAATCCCGTTTGGCGTGTCTACGTTGCTACGGCCCTACAAACCGTTGGTGCTGTAATGACCATTCGTCGATATGAAAACATCGACATTAACACCCTGACGTTTGGGAAAAGCACGTTTGGGGAACAGACCACGACCCAGACAAAATGGTTCACTACGCGGGCTGAAGTTTCCGATGTGGCAAATTCATTGCGGATCAGTGAGCGTTACAGGCTGTACCAAGACCTAATCACGCTGCGGATACGCTACACGCCCAACGCCAAAACTATTGTGGACAACCAAAACGTCTATTCGGTGCGTTGGCGCAATAACGATTGGCGCATCACAGATGCCCGCGAGTCAAACGACAGGATGAGCGTGATGTTGATTTGCTATCGTAGCGACCCGGTCACGGCGGTGTAAATGGCACAAACCAACCCGTTACTGCTAGGCGAGACAATCCAATATCAATTGGAAAGCATCGTCACGCCTACCCCGGTGTATGCCGCATTCAATCGCAATTTCGCAACACAGCCGAATTTTTTGGTTTGGATGCTGCGAAACATTCACCAGCCGGTGTACACAGGGCAGACGCAAAGCAACAAAGGCATCGACACGCCGATATTTCAAATCTCGGTGTTCACGCAAAGCATCTCGACGGGATTCACGATTTCTAATCAGATCATGCAAGCCTTGCATGGCTATTCGGGTATGTTCGGAAACCCTGCCACAAGCGGTTTTTTTCTGGCAAAAGCCGATGTGACATGGCTTTACAACACGTTTAACAACGAGGAAAATCTAGCGCAAATTGTGCTGGATTGCACCATGTACATTCCGAATTGATAAGACACTAATTTTCAACCCTGACACAAGGAAAAATCATGGCACTTATCAACAAAGTTCT